ATTTGAACAAACGGTTGTTCGCCTTCAAGGAATAGGCTCTTAGAGGGGCGGTCATAGATGACTACCCGTGGCTCTGCTACGGTGACGCACACATAGTCATTGATCTCGTCATCGAATAGCCAGAGTTCGTACATCTTGACGGTAGGCTCACCGATGCGGGGGACATAGTTCTGGCTTCCAGCCAAGTTCATCTGCACATTGCCATAGATAGTGGGGTCAATGGCTGAAGTCACTAGACGCTCTACGCCTTCAGGATATTTCTTAGTTTCCTGCTCTGCTGTGGCAATTTGACTGATGATCTCATCGCGCTTGGGGTGCGAATACAGACGAGAGTACAGTTCGCTCTTGGTCATGTAGTATTCCTGCACCATCGCTTCTTGGCGATCAGTGTATGGGCTATCCTCCCGTAGTACACCGAACGCCTGTGGCTCAATCATGTACGGGTGGATACCATTGCGCCAGACGAGTTTGACAAATGTCGAGTTGTAGCAAAGTGACCAATTAAGCGCCTGCCCAAACACTTGGTCTGCATTAGAGTTCAGCCAATAATCGTGCAAACCCTTAGTTAAAGCCGGGATCATCTTATGGAATGATTTCGGCTGAGAGGCACCGATATTGATGGAGAAGCGGGTGGTATCGGCTGAGTACATAAAGCTACTCAGTTGGTCTATGTGTGGGTAAATCTTGTTGTAGTGGGCGGGGGCTTCATCCATGCCAGACCCGAAGAGGTAGTAGGAGCGCAGGGTGGAGTACATAGCGGTGCGCTCGTTCTGGGAGACAAGGCATTTCTCCATCATGTCGATGTAGAAGTCCTGCCGAGAAACTGGGTCTGTAGGGATTCTCATTGGCTTATCTTGAGGTTTTCGTGGTCAGCAACGTAGCTACCAATTTTCGGGCCTGAAAGATTCGTGCCAGATTGTTTGACAGCTTGCATCCCAGAAACGGCCTCTCCGTTGATTGATTTGAGGTTGTAACCGCCTAAATCGCCTGGAGAACCCCATCGCGGAGCAAAGGGGTTGTTAGGAGTGGCGTAGCGTGGTGGCTGTGCCTCACCTTCACGGGTAGATTTGATGTCACCCATCTTGAAATCCAGTGCAAGTTGGTTCAGTGTGCGGTCATTATGCTTCGTACCGTCACTTTTTACACCAACTGGCTTCAAAAACACAAGATCAACGTCAGTACAGCCTGCTGGACAGACTGCCTCGTTAGACTCAAAAAACCCGTGTACGGGACACTTATAGTCGTGCAAAACCCCCATTTTTAATCTCCTTTGGTCAGAATATGGCGTTTTGAGAAGTCATATTTGTTCACAGGCTTGACTACTAGGCTTACTCCACCGTTTGTGAGGTTGATTTGTAGCCCTCTACGCATGGTGGGGCTTTGTTCTTTGGGTGGATGGTAGCCAAGGGCTGTCTGATTAGCGATATTGCGCCGCAAACCGGCTTCTCCGTTCTCCAGAGCCAGTAAAGCGCGGGAAATCTTGCGCTGGGAGGACGGAGTGATAGGAATAGAGCCTTCGTAGCACATTTTCTTCAAATTTCGGTAGTCCACCCCTGCAAACTTAGCAAATTGCAGGATGGTGAAGCCTCTTTTGCGGTTTCTCCGCAAGTTATCCATCCTATGCAGGATGGCTTCAATAGTAAGTACGTCAATCATTGGAATCCTAGGGCTTTGAGGTAGTTCCCGACCTGTTTTTGCACCTGAATCTGTCCTGAGTGATCTCCATCTGGGTTTTCCACCTCTTTTTTGTCTCTAGTCAGTCGCATTTGCATCAATCTTGGCTGCACTTGCTCTGCATAGGCGGCTGCGGCTAGGGCAGAGGCTATCACTCGATCATCTTTTGATCTACCTGCGGCTGCAATAGTGCCGTTATCCCGCACTATCCCCTTCATTTCGTCTATACATTCCTCGGAATAGACGTTTAGCATCCCTCTTTCAAAGTAATCCTTGAGGTAGTTGAGCATTCTTTCCTTACTGGAGTGGGTTGTCACCCATCCAATGCTGTTAGATATGCCAAAAGAGTCATTCCTGCGCCACATATAGTGGCTCATATGGCCTAAAACATCGTGTAACTGCTTTGCTTGGCCTGGCGGCAGGGTATTTGCCTGTCTTTTAAGGTTCCTGATCTCGTTGATGACTGCCTGACCAGGGCCATTGACCTCTAAATTGAGGGTGGAATTGGTATAAGCGCCTGCTAGGTAGCAGATCAGCCAAGCAAATTGGTAGGTATTGAGTTCAGCAGAGGCAAATTCAGCCACCTGATCCATACCATCTGCGTAGCAGCGATAGACTTGCAGGCAGAAACGGTCTGCCCAGTCCGAGGAACCATAGGCAGGGTCAGCACCTATGACGTAGTAGGCAGTGCTAACGGGTTCTTCCCATATCTTCAGAGTGCATAGACGCTCTGTAGACTTAAGCAATTGGGTGTCTTGGAAGTTAGCACCCATAGAGAAGCGGTAGGGAATGAATGCCTGCTTCTTAGCCGCCTTCATTGCATCGGTACATCGGGCGGTAGAGAAGAAGGAAGAGCCAGTCATTACAAAGGCATAGTCTTCAGTGGGTGGGAACTCTTGGTACATGAGTCCCTCATCCTTGAGTCCTTCGTGCAACTTCCAGCGCCACCAGGCTATTTGTCTACTGTTGACCTCATAGCCGTAGTTACGCTTTACATCCTTAGTCCATTCTTTCTCTTCTGGGTTGAGTTTCCCATCCCAGTAGACTTTATAGACTTCGCTTTTAGGATCGGCAGAGTAGAACTGGTTTCTCCACCAGCCTACAAAGATGGCCTTCTGTGTCCTCGCTCTCTTAGCCGTAGTCCACATATCGTGGAACATATTAAAGCCACGGGCGGTGGACTCAAACATATAGTAGCGAAGGGGGTTAGTCTCTGCGAGGGAGGCAAGTAAGGACGCTAGACCCTCCTCATCGCCCCAAGAAGAAGTTTCTGTACCGTGGAGGAAGGTAATCCCTTTGCCTCGTCCGAGGCCACCCTTGGCTCTAATTCCAGCCACCTGATAGAACAACCGACTTCTGTTCTTCAAAACCATTTGATTACGGTTATGGCTCATCAAGGGAATCTTATATTCTTTTGGCAAGCCATCCATATACATGGCTAGGGTGCTGCGGAACTGTTCTCTATTCTCTTCTGTGTCTGTAGTGAGGGTTCCCTGCATACCGGGGTGGATAAAGTGCCAGTAGAGGTCTAGGGCTAGGCTGATAGTGGTAATACCAAGCTGTCGGCCTTTAAGGACTACGAAGAAGTGTTTGTCTTCAGCGAGTCCTCTAGCCACCTCATCCATGACATAGGTTTGGGTACCGAGTAGCTGGCTACCCAGTATCCGCATCCCCTGCTCTTTTGTCTCTATCTTTAGATGCTTGCAGAAGTGGTAGAACTTCGTGCGATCAAAGTTCATCTAGGCAAACCTGTAAGTCACCTGATTGCGCCAAGGACGGTGGGGGAACTGTTGCGCCACCATCTGATTCAATCCCACAAACGTCTCTGGTGGCATATTGCCTAAACCGTCTTTAGACAGTCTGTAGTTTATCGTAGCCTTACCAGTACAGCCACCCTTGAACTTCGCCTCTATCATGGCTTTGAAGGCCACCCTGTCCATCCATTTTTGGTGCTGCCAGAACGGTGCTACCTTCTGAGCAATATCCGTCCTCACCGCCAGACAAGACGTATCTACATGATACATATTGGCATGGTTCTTCATCAGTCCCAAAGACTCACACTCATCCATACAAACATGAGAACCATCATCCCTAACAATGTTCCTCAAGGAACAACTCCAGTCTAGGTTGAACTTCTCCATCAATCCGACTGTAGTCTCTACATGGTCATCCTCATACCAGTTGTCATCATCTAAGTAGAGAATTACATCCTCGGTAATCATGTAGGAAGCCATTGCATTTATCCTTGCACAGGTATACATATTCTTCCCTGTATTGTTTGGCAAGGTAATGACTGTCGTACTCTCTGCTAGATTTGCCTGCTCAATGACATTCTTGGCCTTCTCTTCCACCTCTGGGCCATCAATAAAGATGTAGTGTCTAGCAGGTCTAGTCTGCCTTGCCACACTCTCTATGGCTTCTAGGAGGCAGTCCCTGCCGATGGTAGAGGTCACAATAGCGGGTAGTAGTCTCATGCCAGCACCCCATACTGTGTGACCTTCTTACTAGCCTCTAACCTGTCTTCAGGCTTGAGGAATATCACCTTCCTCTTCTTAATCTTTGCAGACTTCTCAGCCAAATCCCTATTCGTCTCTGTAAAGACATCTACCTCTTCTGAATCTAAGTTAGGCTTTTGTTTAGCAGGTACGCCACAGCCAGGGCAGAACCTCTCCACCTGACTTCTCATCTGCAAGATATGCTTCTTCCACCAGCCATCCTCTATCGGATAGCCATAGTCGGTACCCCTAGCCAAATCAAAAGAAGCAGCCACCTCACAGAAGTAATACCGCAACTCCCCCTTGTTCTGCACAATAGATGCCGACCACTCATGATTAATCTCACACCTGGCAATCTTTGCCCACATCTGCTGACTATCAGAATAAATATCCTGCATAGCAGTCAGTAAGGGTGCGTGTTCCGCATGATCCACATAATTCCACACAATGTTTTCTGGATCATCAGCCTTCATCTTATTGGCTAAGTCTGTAAGCTGCTCCCCCGCCTTTTTCTCCCCATGTGCATTGAGATTAAAGACTCCAAACGTCTCCTCAATCACCTTCCTATGCTTGAAGTAGTTATTCGTCCATAACCCCCTCTGCTGCTTACAAGGCACCTCTTGCCTAAAAATCTCACACAACTCAGCAAAATTCCTGTGCATACAAGGATTGCCACCAATCATGGCAACTATCCCCCGATACCCCCGCAAACTCCTCAAAGCCTTCCTAAAGTTCTCTGGACTCATCTCCCAAAACTCCTCTTGGTTCTCCAAGAGCCGAGTACAGTTACTACACGCCAGATCACACTTATTCGTCACATCTACACAAATAATCCCCATCTGATGAGGACTCCTCATCATGTACATCGCAACTTCAGCATTCATACATAGCCCCTTTCCCTCAACTTCCTCAACACCACCTGCGCTATCCCATAGCCAGCAGAGTCAGGTTTCACCTCCCCAAACGACCTAACACTCTGTCTGCAATAAGCATCCCCAATCCTCAGACAAAACTGAAACACCTGCTCCCCCAACCACTCCACATCCTGACTCTTGGGAACCTTCATACATTCCTAGACTAGCACACATAAGGTGGGGGTCGGACATTTGCACCAAAGGTTACAGGCTGTTTTAAGTCGCCGAGCCGACTACCGACCCCCGAGAGATAGCGTAGCAAAAAGAGAAAATCTTCTGGGGCGGGGTTAGACAGCTTCCCAGAGTAACTTTTGACCTCTAAGAACCTCTGCCGTATCAATCCTAGGACGAGTCTTACAGTTCCAATTACCACCACCACGCAAACCTAAACACTTCCAATTAGAAGCCCTCAAACTCGCACCACCCTCTTCTGGCAGCGTATAGGTAATCAATCGTCTATAACCAAGAGCCTTTGCAGCCCTCCACGAAGCACCATACAACATCGAACAGGCATTCTTAGTCCCATCCGTACAACAACGATTTACTTCTAACGTCCACCCATCATCCAAAAACCTAGCTACTGGCCTGCCTACAAGCGCTACCCCAACCACAACACTACCTTCCGATACGGCAACCGCAAACTTGCAACCAGGCACAGGTTTGTGATGCCGATGCAGTTTGACTACAAACGCATTGGCTTCCTCTAAGGTTATAGGCGTTATTTCCACCAAAACAGTTTAGCTCCACTTTCCCATTTTTTCTATGGGGCGGGGAGCGGGATGGGGCGCGCAAACCGAGGGGGTGCCTGCCCAATCGATGGCCACCAATACATAGGCTCAGACTATTGCCAATGGCCTACCCTTGCCAGAATGACGCAGGAGACGATGACGCCTGGAGGGTATACCTACCCTATTGCCCAAAGCCAGCAACCCCATGAGCAAGGGATTTCCCCTACTGTACCGGGCGCGACAGTAGGCAGCCTCTAAAGGTTCGCCCATATGTCCTTGCCTGTATAGGTATTCATAGATAGATAGACCTATACACCTATATGCCTAGGATTATATAGGTAACCTATGAATATAGGAAACCTATAGTAACAAAACATCGATACAATGGGAACCCTTAGAACAATATAAGACTAAGCAAGTGTAGACTGTAGTTCCTAACCTAACCTAGAGGAATCCTAACCATGCTAGACATTGCACAGACAATCACAGACCGAATCATTGCCGAACTAGAAAAAGGCGCGACTCCGTGGGTAAAGCCTTGGAAGCGCTTAAAGGGTACTCCGGGCAATGGAATGCCCATGAATATAGAGACAGGCCACGTCTATCAAGGCACTAACCATTTTTGGCTTAGCTTGATGCAAGGTGCCTATCCCACGCCTTACTGGGTAACCTTTAAAGGTGCCGAAAAACTAGGCGGTCACGTTAAAGCCGGGGAGAAAGGCACTCCTATCATCAAGTATCAAATGGTGAGGAAAGAAACCATAGTAGCGGGCAAAAAAGAAATCACGGCCTATCCTATGATCAAGGCTTTCTATGTTTTCAACATAGCGCAGTGTGAAGATATACAGGTTCCAGCTATCCCTGAAGCGCCTAAAGCTGACTTTGACGCTGATGCTAGCGTTATGGCTGTAGTGGATAGGCTAGGATTGGCTGGCGGTTTAACCCATGCCGGGGATAGCGCATATTACAGGCCTAGTACCGATTCTATCGTTATGCCACCAATGGCTGCGTTCAATGATTCCTCAGCCTATCACGCGACACTTTTGCATGAGTCTGTCCACGCTACCGGGCATAAGTCTAGGCTTGATCGTGACTTTTCTAAGTCTAGGCGCTTTGGTGACGAACACTATGCTGCGGAGGAACTAGTAGCGGAACTAGGCGCTGCAATGCTTTGCGCCCATTGTGGGATAGACGGAGACCTAAGACACGCTGGGTATATCGAATCTTGGCTCAAGGCGCTACGCAATGACAAACGATT